CCTATAGGTATTTCTACCTCCCGGTTTACCCCCCGGCCCGTGTCAGTAATTACTGCGGTGTAGACGCTTTCGCGCCCACACCGTCGGTAGTTTCAGAACCGTTGGCTTTGGCTAACAATCTGAAGACTGCTTTTCATATCATCCGAGTCAAAAAGTGTTGATGGAGAGATTCTCTGTCAACATATTTTGAATTAGAAGGAATTGGAAGGTATTCGACTGGCATGACAGGGTTCTCTAAATCAGGGTTATCAGCGAAACAGGAAAGAGCCATAAAAAGCTTCTCTCCCGTAGCGTTGATAGCTCTGGTTCAGGGATGAACCGAAGGAGAAGCACCTCGAGGCTCAATTGAGCTTTCTAAGTAGCTTATTCCCTCTCTGTTCATCAGCTCTTGTATTCCTTTATTGGAACACAACAGCTGATCAACGGATTCTTTCAACTTGTACACATTCTTAACTCTTTCGAGATTAATTTCTCGAAGGAGTTCTTCGAAGGTGAAGGTTACGGATTTACCGCCACTCTTAAATGAGTGTTGGGATCCGGCCTCCTTCTTCAAATAGAACAGTACAACTGAAAGTAGTTCTTTCCCAATCTCATTAAGGAAAGACGGGTACTGAAACTTAGCCCAGTCTAGATCATAGGATCTCAGTTTTAGGACCCTGTACAATTCTGCAAAGTTCTTTAAGGACTTTGCCGCTTTGTCCAGGACACCAAAACTGATTCCTGTGATTTCGACACCATCGTAGAAGAGACGCTTTGCGTACTCGACTGCGACCGGTGGAGCTTCGCTCCGGATACTCTTAGTTGGTGAAATCTCTACTCCTAGAGATTCCATCACCTGAGAGTATCTGTTAGCAACCGCCCTATCTCAGATGACCACATCATCACCAAGTACAGTGTATCGCCTGAAAGAACGATTGTTCTCCAGGGAGGCACTATACTCAATGATGGCGTGGTGAGTAAGGGCAAAGACTGCCCATGAGCTTAGGAAGCCTAAAGGCTGTCCTACGCCTCATGAGAATTCTTTGTCCTTATATCTGAACTTCCGGTCTGTCATAACACCTTGTCACTCCTCACTGATCGCTCTCCCGAATAGGCATTCAACGATTACTCGTTGAACGCTTATTGGGAAACGGTCAGTAGCAGAGACAAGGTCGAAACTGTAGGCACACTCCCGGGCCTCGGCCGCCATTCTCATGGCGGCTTTGTCCTGGTTGTGCGTCCCATCAGTTTCGAGATTTCTCAATATACCCATGACATAGTCGTGGATAGGTTGAAGAATCTGTTGTGACCAGAAATCTCCAATGGCAATCAGCCTTGTCTTACCACCTGGTTCTGGTAGTAATGCTATCCGACTGTGCTTTACGTCGGATGTAATCTCTAACCCAAGACTAGATGCTTTCAGGTCACCGAGTAATCACTGGTTTCCCGTAAGGGACGCCAGCTTTACTATGTGGCTTAAAAGTTTCTGGTCTCGGAGTAGAGCTACACCGTCGTAATGCGCATACGGAATAGCGTTACCATTAGGACCACGTGCTAAGGTAAGGGTTATCTGATCCCTTTGGAGGTTAGGTCTTCGCTTAATGACACGGGGAACCCACTGTCTGGCCCAAACACTGAACGAGTTCAAGAACTCGTCTATGTTTGGCCCAGTGGCGGTGATCTTCGATCAGTCTACGTCTGGTTTCAGACGCACACTTTCGAAGGTCCTCGTCACAGTCAGTGCGAACCTCTTGTCACTCGGTGAACCCGATAGTCATGGCTTCAAAGGCATGAGAGCCTTTGGAAACCCAGTCTTATCGGACTTACGGAAGGACAAGGGAGATCAAGTGTGGCCAACTGCGAAACGAGATGCAATTCTATGCAACTCCTTCCCCAGTTTGGCTACCTGAATCTTTCCTTCGTGTCTTTCTAAATCAGAAAGATATGAAGAGTAAGTCTCAGCTGCTTTGCCAAAGTCAACAGAATTCGAAACATTACCGATAGCGGCTAAGGCCGTTATTAGTGTGATTCGTCTTCTGTTCATTTTGTCTTAGTAGATTTGCTCTCCCCTCGTGAGAGGGTGCGCTACGTAAGTAGAGCAAAGAGACTGGATGTGACCCCTGACGGGGTCACCCCC